AGTCCGAGCGTACGAAATGGATCCTGGTATCGGGCTGTCGCTGGACCGCAATTCTGGTGATCCCAGGCAAGCCAATATCCGGTACCAGCGCGGACAGTTGCGAGCTTTCGTAATCAACGCCGGCAGTACCAAAAGCGAGCTCATAGACCCGCACGCCGCCGCGCTGGACATAAATACCGTTCTGGTCGACCTTGACCGCTGAGACCCCTGCTGATCCCAACGTGCTCCCGGCCTTCAGGTTAAAGTTCGTTGGCGTCAACGGCTCATCCAGGCTCGAGGAGCGAACCGAGAATTCAGCACCCTGACCCGCCAGAATCAAGCGCTGCAATGACAGCGCCCAATTGATGTTGTCAACCGGACCGGAACCGATCGTGCGCGAGATGGGCCCGGCGTCGCCCAAGAATTCCTCGTCGAAACTGTTGAAGGCATCCGAAATAGATAACTGCACGGCATCACGCCCTGCCCAGCAAAGCCTGCCTTCGTGGAAAGCAACTGCGGTAGGAAAGCCGCGCCTGGTAGACCACTCACCTTCAGCCCAGTCATCTGTTGCCGCAGTACCGCCAAAGTCTTTGATGACTTCGACATCGACCACCGTAGCCGAAGTAAAAGCGGTCACCCTACACATCCCGCTGATCGAACCCACCGTATAGTTGAGCGTCACCGCGTGGGTGCCATTGATGTAATCGCCGGTCTTCACGCCAAGCTGATAAAAGGCAAGCTGATCATCGAGTCCGTCGTTGAATGTTTTGGTAGTGTCAACCGTGTACTGCTCCACATCGGTCCACGGACCTGACGCGCTCACAAGCGAGCGTTGCAATGTGAAAGTCGCATTCCCGGCTGCATCCTCGTCTACCACAATGCTGAAAATTCTCTGAGCAGCAACGCCTTCGACAGTGATAGCGCCAGTGAATTGATTCTGCCCGGTAATCGACGCCGTGACCGTCTGCCCGTCCGAACTTAACCGGAACAGCGAACCAACGTTCGTAGACTTGAAATAGGCCGCGCTGGCGGTAAGCGTGGTATTGCCGGAGAGCGCTGCCGCGGTCATTGTGATTGGCCCAACATTGGGAATTTGCATCGGACCGTCATCAGCAAAATATGTCGCCACCGACCAGGAGCGTATGGCGCGCCGCTCGATCTTGCGCTGCTGGTACCCATCGCAGGCGACGAAGATGATGTCGCCGGATTGACTTCCATCCCCGCCCCTGATCTTGCCGAGATCGGCTGCAATCCATGGTGTCGGTACCGACATGACGCCGGAGGCTTCCACGTTGCAGGAATCCACCAGCACCTGACGCTTGAGCCGGCTCAAGAAACGAATGCGAAAGTTCCCGGTTGGCGTGAAAGCAAGCGAATGCGTCCCGGTGTCGAGCTCAGTTTCGGTGATGTATTCGTCACCACCAACCGTGGATCCAACGCGCAGGACTACAGGACCACGCTGAATGATGATGCGCAGCGCATGCTCTTTGTTCTGATCGGCACCAGCAACCGTCACCGTCTGGTCACGAATAGCTGCGGCTGTGCCATTACCGGTCAAGCCCAGATAGCCACCGGTCACCCAGACCGAGACACCCCCTGCCTCATCGTTGTCGGTCCAACTAGCCACATCGGTATCGAAGTTTCCATTGGCAACTGCACTGGAAACACTGACGCGCGTGATCAGCGCATCGGATACCCACACCCGCATCGCAAGATCGGTGAGCTCGATGAGCGCCTTGTCGGTAACTGAAAATACGAATGGAAGATGGCGCGCCGTAGCATCGGCCGCCGAACTGCCGAGATGCTGCCAACCGGCCCGTAGCATCATGCTGCCAAGCACTCGCGTGACCCAGTTGGTCATGACCTCGGCCGCAATGGCTACGCGCTTGATGTCCGCGCGCGCCAGACCCAGCCTGGATATGAGCCCCCTGTTGAAGGCCAGTCTGGCGACCCGGGTGCGCATCCTGCTTCACCCAATCAACTGGCTGGTATTGCCCCCATCGCGGTTGCCGCCCGCACCGCGGTGCCGAGCCGCTACCCAGGTCCCGCGCTCAGGGAAGGTTGCCGGTTGGGTCATGGCTGATTTGTTCTTGGCGATCAGCAACGCTTTTGCAAGGACCCCTGTTTTGGAGTTGCAGATATCGTCGATCTTATCGGCCCCACCTGGGAGCTTGCGAATGATGCGGCTGGCAAAGTAGGCCTTGACGTAGTCGGTGAAGCTCGCCGGCCACTTGGCGAAGTCCATGCCAAAAGTGACCGCATCGCTTACAAACTTTACGAACAGCTCGTCGCGATCGGCAAACAAGAACATGACCTCGTCGGCGTACTGCGTCAGCGGGCTTTGCATGTACTCGTCCTCGAATACCCCACTCGTGATGATCCAGTCCGTAGGTTTATCGAACGCCCGCTGATAACCCCACTCCGGCGCGATCGATGGATTGAAGTCAAGCCTGGTCGAGCGCATCGCAAAGTGCCACTGCGCCTGTTCCAGGCAGTAGCGCACGCCCCCATCGTTCCAAACCAGGTCGAGCAGGTGCCGCGGTTCAAGGTTCTCGGAGAGCGATGCAAGCTGACGATCGCCGCAGATCAGCAGCGCACCGTTGTAGAGCTTGAGCCGATCCGTTGCCACGGTCGGCCCCCTTTACACCGTGACAGGTTCTTGTTGCTTCCCTGTCGCCGGCGCGCCGACTTGTCCACGAGCCTGCTTGTCCAGCCAGCCGTGGGCTTCCTCGCGCTGGCCGATACCTTCGATCAGCACCGCCCGGTCGGACTTGCGTACCACCGACCACTTGTGAGGTCCGCGGTGAACGACCGTATGTGCTTCGACGAAAGCCTTGACCTCGGCTTCGGAGGCTTGAGTCAGCGAGACGTCGCCGCTGGTCAGCTGGTGCATCGCCAGGCAGTGAACCTTCGCCCAGGTGCGCGAGCAATCCAGGACCACGTAGTAGCCAAGCCAGGTGCCGTCCTCGGCCCGGGCCCGGATCTCATCCATGGGTTTGAGCTTGACCGCGTGGTGCGCCCAGAATGCCGGCTTCAGCAACTCGTCTGGCTTTACGTTGAGCGCAATCCTGGCATCCCAGGACGTGCTGACGTACTCGAAGCCATTGAGCTCGTTCGGTGGCAGCTGAATCAGCTGCTGTTCGTTTTGACTGGACATCGCGTCCTCCTCTTCAAGAATGATTCAAGGTGAAACCGGCGGGAGCTGGAAAGCCCCCGCCGTCTTGCATTTACTGCGCAGCGCTACCTCGTGGAACTGAGGTGGCCACCGCTCGAAGCGATTGCACCACCAGCCGTGGTCACTGCACCGATCACACCAACGTAGATCGAGACCGAAGAGCCCGTTGTTGCGGCCCCCATGATCAGATCACCTTGCTTCATGCCAATGTAAAAGGCATCGGTGAAGAAGTTGGCCGTGATCAAATCCGTGGACGATTCTGTGGTGTTGTAAAGCCACAGACCCTGACCACCGACTGAGCTCGGCAGGATGTTGGTGCTACGGTCACCCCACATGTTGGCACCACCCAAATTCCGCGGGGGATTCGCAACGCTTGAGAGCTCTGAGCTTCCTTTGTAGGCCATGATGGCCTCCTTTCTGTTCGGCCCGGATGATGAAGGCGATGTTCAGCCCCCAACTAGCAGGCCATCCGGATTAACCGTAGACGGTGCCGTCAGTCGTGATCACCACCACGCCCGCGTTCTGGAGCAACAGCGCTTCCATAAAGCACGAGGTCCTGGCGAAGGTGTAGTCCTGCTCGTCGTTGTACCCCACGGCCGTGGAAAGACCGCCGGTATTCGCGGCATGGCCGATTGATGTCTTGTGGTACAGGAACGACTTCTCGGACGCGGTTGCCTTGCCTGGAAGGTTCGGGTGCTCGATGATCAAGCAGTTGCGCCACCGGTACGCCATCGGCTTGTCGCGCCAGCTGGGGTTCTGATCGCTCCCAGAGTACGGACGTACTTCGACGTATTCGGCGTTGGCAAACTCCGGTGCCTGCTCGAAGAAAGCAAGGAACGAAGGCTGCGCTACCAATGAGATATTGGAATCCCATGGCACGCTGGCATTCGAGAGCTTCACCCGAGCGTTCTGGAACAAGCTGACAGTCGGCGTTGCACTGGCAGCGCCCACTGTTACGGTCCCGGTGTTGGCAGTCGTGATGATCTGGTCGTCGATCTTGCGGTTCATGACCCCCATCGAGGTCATCTGCATGATCTGGCGCTGATTG